CAGCAGTAGCTAATTCAGCATCTACAATTTCTTGTCCACCTTTTTTAAGTCCTTCTATAATATTAGTAGGATTTGCAATACCTTGTTTTTTATAGTAACGAGATAATAAATCTTCTTTAGAATTATTATCAAGAGCAGTTAGATTAATTTTCTTATAATCAACTATATCTTGAACAAATGTAGAAGGGTCATCACCTAATAACAAGTGTTGATAGAATTGTTTCATTCTATAATCACTGTCTAAAAATTCTTTAATACTATTAGCTTTACCGAGTTTAACAGCTTCTTCTACTACGGTAATCATTCCTTCTATTGTATCATCTACTTGTAGATGAGATAAATCAAGACCGAATTGAGTATTTAAAGCATTTTTAGTTTCTTCTACTAAAGGTAAATCTACTTGAGCAGGTGTAACTACTTCTCCTTTTGCATTAACTAAATCTCCTTTATCATTTAAAGGAAGATTATCATTTTCAATATATTCTTTTAATTGAGCAGCAGTAAAGATAATTTCATTCTTATCATTTAATAAATTACCACTTTTATCAATATTACTAGCTTTAAATACATCAAGTATTCCAGCTTTAAGTTCTTTTTCTTCTGCAGATAAAGCTTCATCAGCTTTAATTAAAGAAGGTAAAGTACTTTCAAAAGATTCTACTGCCGGTTCCCCACTAGAAGAAGGTGTTTGTGTTGTTGGTACAACAGGTACAACAGGTGCTTCAGGAGCAGGTGTTTGTGCAGCGGGTTGTGCAGGTGGAGTAACTTGTTGTACTCCATCAATAATATTGTCAAGGGTTACTAATGGTTCATCTACAGCAGGTGCTGTATTACCTTGTGCTTGTCCTTCCATCTTAATAATGTTTAATTAGTTTTTGCTTTTTTATTATTTTTATCGATATTAAGTTTTTTATCTTTCAATTCTAAATCTTTATTCTCTTTTTGTATTTTATGGTCAGCTAATCTACGTTCAACTTCATTACTAGGTCTTTCTTCATTTCTACTGTTAGCTTCAGAACGAATACTAGCACTATCAACTGCTTTAGCGTATTCACTATCAATTTTATAATATTCTATTTCTCTATTTTGTGCATCATTAGCAGCAATAGAATCTTGTAATGCTTGTTGAGCATCTTCTGCTTGTTTTTGCATTAACATAGCTTGGTCGTTTTTCAACTTTTCCATCTTCTCTAAAACCTTATCTAATTTGGCTACATTATTAGTACTATATAGTCCACTTAAACTTTGATAAGGAGCATTATTTTGAATAAGATTTAAAGCTTGTCCTCTAATAGCAGTAACAGCTTCAGTATTTAATGCGGCATCTTTAACAAAAATACCAAAACTACTTTCACTTCTACTTGCTGCTTCATCAGCATTAATATTAAGAAAAGCAAGAGAACCATCAGTTCTAATATATCTTTTCTTTTTACCATTAATCCATGCTACTTTACTATAATCTAATAAACCTGCATAATCTTTTTCAATTAATTTATCAAATTGTCTTGTAAGTTCAGCAGTAATAATAGCACTACGAACAATAGCTTGTTCTGTAACAGCTTTACCTGCATTTTGTCCAACATCAGAATAACGTTGAGCGTTCATTCCAATCTCTTCCCAATACTCTGATTTAATGAACTTCATTACCTCAACAGTATTACTAATATAATTACCTAAACCCATATCAACGGATTTAATCATTTGAGCAGCAAAAGATGCATTAGGAGCAGTTTCATCTACCCATAATATAGAAGTAGCATCAGCATGATACATAGTACTTTTAGTATTCATACCTGCTTTTTTATTAATTAAACCATATGGCATAATTAATAGTTTATCTTTATTTTTATTAATAAGTTTTTCAGTTTGATAATGTAATACATTAACTAATACTTGATAAGGTAAACCTTGTTTAATAATAGATTGTAATTCACCAGTAAAACTTCTTTCTATAATACCATTATAAGAAAGTTTTTGTTCTCCATTACTATTTAAATCAGCTCTATTAACTTCAAGAGGTCCGCAATCAAGATAAAATCCTAGAGCTCTATAACCTTGCATTATTTGAGATTCATAATCCCATATAATATTAATATCTCCTTGTGCTTTATTAAGTTTATAAGTTTCATCTACTTCCATTTCTCTTTCTTGTCCAATTTCATCAATGTAAGTAAGAACACCAAATTTTCTCCAAGTTCTATATTGAACATGAAACACTTCAATACCACTAGAATTAGTTAAACCAAAAGCATCAGTATAATTAGCAGAAGCATAGTTAGCAGGTAATGTGATAATACCATTTCTTCCTGTAGCTTGAACATCAACAAAGTTCATTTCAAAACCTTTATTTATTCCTTGTTCTAAAGCTTCCATAAGTTCTTCTCCTACTCTACCTCTAAAAAAATCAACTACTTTAAATACAGGAACTATGTTACGTCTAACAGCAAAACTATAATCTTCAATAAATCTACTATGTTTTTCATTAGGAACAAATAATTCATGTGCAGGAACAGCTTCCCACATAACATCATCATGATTAACAGCTTTATATGTAAAAGCTCTACCGGTTACAACCCAATCCCAATATAAATCAATATATTTATTATCAAGGTCACAATTCCATCTAATATAATCAATTGCATCTTGTCCACTAATAACTCTAGTAGTAGTATACTTTTCTTTAAATCCTGCAACATATTCTTCTAGTGGGGGAAGTTCTTGTACTTGTTGTCCAACTTTCATACCAAGTTGAGCTAATTCATTAGCAATATGCTGAGCATAATAACCTCTAACTAAAACAGCTAAACCTTCTTTATAACTATATTCTGCATCAGGATTAAAATCAAATACTACAAATTCATGACTTCTTCTACCAAATTCTCCCATAAGAAGATTAGCAATACCTTTAAGTATATTATAGTTACGAAGTTTAGCACCATAAGTAGGAATTTCTCCACCTTTACCTTCTATATTAAAAGGGTTTTGAACATATTTATATTCATTAGGATGAATAATACCTTCAACAGCAGCATAAAGATTTGCTATCTCGGTGGTTTGATTTGCCCATGTACATTGACTAATATAATAATCAATAGTTTCTTCTATATTATTTTTACCAGATTTTTCATCTCTAGCTATCTTTTCAGCATAAGATAATTTTTGTGGTGGATATATCATATTATTATGTATTAAAAGGGTCATTAAAATAAGATTCTTCTTCTCTATCAATAACAGCAGTACTAGGAGCAACTTGTTTAAATACTGTTTCTTTAATATCAAACATACCTACAATAGCACAAGATATTCTATCAAAATTACCTTTACCATTAAATTTAAGTAGTTCCCTTAGTAGTCCTATATCAAAAACATAATGCAAATTTAATAAAGTATTCCCATTACTGTCAATACCTCTTTTTGTTAGTAACCAATCTTTAAAGTATATAACACCGTTGGCTTTTCTCTGTGGATTTGTACCAATAGAAACTCCTCTTTTTCTACCTTTACCTCCAGCAGTTATATCTTTTTGAAATTGAAAAGTTGTTTCTTCTTTAAGAAGGTCTAATAATCCTTTACTTAATGCATTATTATATACATCTCCCCTATCATTTTCATAAAGTATTTTAGCATTAAAGTATATAGCAGCTTGAAACATTTGATTATCATAATCTTTAGTTTCTTCTGTTCTACCATGATACCATCCTATAATTCTATCTCCTTTAGAATGTGTAAAGTTATTAGCGTGTTCATATATATAACAAGAACCAAGAGAGTCTGTTAATTTAAATTCACCTTTATCTTTAGAAATACCAAAAGGGTCATTCCAAATACTATATAAGTTATCAGGAATACTACCACTAGCATTACGATATGGCTGTTCTACTAATACAAAACAACCTGTTAAATCTTTATCTTCGTCTCTAAGAGGATAATTATTTAATTCAGGTTTAATAAATTGTTTTTGAAATGAATCAGCAGTAGCTTCATCAATAAATTTAATATTTCCTTTATCTCCTTGTACAAAATATCCTTTTCTACCAATACCTTGTAAACTAGGTTCATGTAAACATCTTCTTAATTGTTCATTAATTTCTTTAGAAGGATAAATGTTATTAGCAGAACGACTAAATGCTTCAGAAGGTTTTCTAGGTTCTTCCATTTCATGAGCATTAAGTTTAGAAGGATTATGTTTAACAAGAGATTTTTCATAATCATCAAAAGCAAGACTACCTTGAATATCACTATTACCGTGTTTATCAATAAGTCCCGGCTTATTCATAAAACTACCATGAAAATAACCACAACTAGTACCTTGCATATCTTCATCCCATACATTTTCAAAAGACATAAAATGTCTAGCAAAAGTTTCATAAAATAAATCTTCAAATCCTTGCCATTGATTATCTTCTCCACCACCAGTACCAAACACAATCATAAGACCTGTAATAAAAGCACCATCAGAAAGTGTTTTAAGTGTAGCATCTAATACAGCAGAAAGATTAGGACATTTTCCTGATTCTTCTAAAAGAAGTAAATCGGCATCTTTACCTCTCATTCCACCTGGATTAGTTTTTAATACAGCAGTATATATATTAGAAAGAAAACCTCTTGCTACATCACTACCTCTAAACTTATATCCAATTTCAATATGTTCAAGGGTGTTATGAAGTCTACCTTTATTCCAATCAGTATGTTTACAAATAAAGTTAAGATAATTCATAACTTTATTCATAGTACCATCATCAAATAAAGAACCTGCATCATAAGCACCAACAACAGATGTACTACGTCTATATAAATTTGCTCTATTTGCTACTAACCAACCATTTTTATAACTATATCCTTTTCTACGTGCTTTACCTACTACAAGATGTTTACCAATTTGTCTACATAATTCAATAGCTTTAAAGAAGTAATAATCACCATCCCAAAAAGCAGGAAGACTAAATGTTTTT